ATTTTTTCTCATTGTTGGTTTTTATTTTTCCAAAGATAAGAAATTTTTAGGTAAGATACCTTCAAGCATAAACAACTCAACTAACTGATCCTTATGTATACACAAGTCTTTGAAAGTTAATGTGTTCTTGTAATTAGCATCCATATCTTCATAGCTATTTAATTCACTTATAAGTGAGCTATTAGGAAATAAAGACAGTAATAATTTATCAGTTAACTGCTTTGTTACTCTGTGTTTGTAGTTGTTAACAACAAGTTGTGCTCTGTTGTAAACATTAACTACACGGGACTTCTTCTTACCGCACATACTATTAAGCTCATTTACTGATAGAGAGTCTATACCATATAGAGCTCTTTTATACAAATAGTTTTGATAAGTACTATACTTATCTTGTTCAAAATCCTGATATTTCACAGGTTTTGCAATATAATCTTTGATGTCTTGTTTTAGCTTTTCCATAATCATATACATTTTTAAATCATAAAATAATTTACTTAAACAGATTCTTTCAAATCTTCTTCACTTAACTCAGATATATCCAATAGAGAACCTAATAATGATGTACTAAGCATTGTTGCCGGACTTTCAGAATCAAAATCTTCTACATTAAAATTTTCTTCTAGTATCTCAATAGCTTTACTGATTAATTCTCTTAATTCAGCTTTGATTTGTTCTACATTTTCCATAATCATATTTATTAAAAATCATAAAATAAGAGCCTGCCGTAACAGGCTCCTTGTTAATTACTATTTTTCTTTTAAATTTTTTTCATCTAAGTCAGATATTTCCCATAAAACATGTTCTAAAGACATACTGAGAACAGCTGCTGGATTTTGAAGTTCAACATCTTCTGTGTTGTAGTTTTTTTCTAAAATTTCTACAGCTTTAGTAAGTAATACTAACAATTCAGCTTTAATTATTTCTATTCTTTCCATCAGTATTACAAATTGAAACCTTCTGCTTCAGAATCAAATTCAGCATTAGGTTGCATTGCTTTTGTTTTAGCTTTACTAGCTTCATTAGAAGCATAAGCAGCTTTTACTTCTGCTTTGTTATCATGACTAATCAAGATATCTTCTGCATTTGCTTTAGCAGTATACTTTGTTCTACGGTGAATTGGAAATCCACCAAGAGTACAAGCTACATTTGTTTCACCAGCTTTCTTGATAGATTTACTTGGATCTTTTTTGTTAAAAGGATCTAATGATTCTTCAGCAACAATAGTTCCTGGCAATTCTTGACCATTATAGTAACCTACTGATTGTAAGTCTTCTATAAGACCATGAATTAATGCACTAAATTCTTTTCTTTTCATGAATCCATTGTCATCAATAACAACTCTGTTTTGTACTACACGTACATATCCAAAAATAGGGTTTGCTGATTGGTTAATTACCAATTCTGTGGTAGCATCAGCTACAACTTTAACTTTTGAGTCCATCTCTTTAAGTTTTTTGAGATTAATAAATAAATTGATTGTTGAGTAGAAATACTATATCACACAACTACTCATTGTGCAATAAGAAATAAATACAGGAAGTATTTATATATCCAGATTATCTGTTAAATCAATGATATCATCAAACGGTATGCTGTCATCAGCTATATCATCAATTTCATCATTTGGGAGAAATTCAAAGTCATAAGACTTTTCTTTGGCATTATCAATACATGCTGAATCCGTGAATGGATTGGTAGCATAATCACCACCACCAACAGATATTAAGTACTGAATATCAAGATCAGTCATACTTAAATACTGGTCAATACTAATGTTAATTACTTTTCCGTTTGGTAGCTGGTATAACATGTTTGATTAATGTGTAGTAAATGTATTACATAAATAACAAATACTGTTCAAAATTAATCAAAAACATGCCACTATATAGCTAATAACAAAGAGAGAGCTATTAACTCTCTCTTATTATTATCTGGGAAAAGCGTCCACACAGGACAAAATATTATAAAATACTACTAACATCTAATACACTTTCCATAGGTAGATTAACTGTACCTTCTGAGAAGCCTATTGTATATGCATTGTAACTATGATATCCATTAAAAGATAACACAGTACCATATATAACTTCATCTATTGTATTCTTAACAAGAATTTCTTTATCAGTAGTACTAAGCCAACCAGTTTTTTCTCTATCAACTTTAACTTTGGTACCTGCTTTAAGTGGTTCGGGAATTATTGTTCCTATAGAAAGATCAATAATCTTCTTACACATGTTTTCACTTTCATAAGTAAGTAGAAGAAGCATTTCAATAAGTTTGTTTTTAACATATACATCATCAGATGTAATTAGTCTGTTGAACAACACTCTAAAAGTATTTATGTTATACTTTACATAACAATTTCTATCTTCCATAAAACACAAACATAAATAGTAAAATACTTAAAGCAGCAATAAATAGCACTGTGCCTATTATGAATTCTTTTAAGAACTCATTAAATTTCATGTCATCTATAATAGCTTCTAGATGTAGTTTCTCACGCTCAATGTTTTCTAACTTTTCCCTTTTTAGTTCTAGCGGAGCATCACTACGTTCTACTGAATCACTATAGAATATAAGTGATTTTATCCTTTGGTCAATCTCTGTCTTTTCCATTGCTTCTCTGTATTATAATCAGTACTACTTTTTTTACCAAACCATGAATGTATATGGTTAATTGGTTTATAATTGAAGTCTTCATAGCCTGGTAAACATGCTACATATTGTGTTATTTCAATTACTTCTTTTTTTCTTTTTGAAATCATATAGTTTATTTTTAATTTACACACTAATCTCTATCTGCTTTAAGAGATTCAAATTCATATTCTTCATTGTATTCTAGGTCTCCTGTTTCAATGTAATGGAGAACTTCTCCCTTATACATGTGGTCAGCTACCTTACCATCCTTGAACCACATAGTATATAACTTGTGATTTTCATGTTCTCCCGCAGGAGTTACAGTTCCATTCATTAGGAACCATACAAAAATTAACTTGCTCATAACTATTTGTTTTAAAAGTTCATTAAACATTGCTGACATGTGTGTACTTCATCACACTCACATGTTAATTCAGGATTTATTCCATATAACATAGCTTTATCAGCATCTTCAGACATCAGTTCACCTCCACTGAACTGTCTTTTAGCTTTTCTTTCTGCTACTTTAGCATTGGTAGCATTAATAGCTCTGATAACCATTTTCAGTGCATTTCTAAGATGATTTGTATCCATATCATCTACATTAATTTTCTTACCATCTTTCATGGTCCAGTAATAATTTTTCATTTGATTTAGTTTTAGAGATTATTATTTAGATTATAGATTTTACAAAGTTTCCGGAAGCATTTACTGTCCTAAAGAACATAACACTAATAACAATACTATAAGTAATAGTAATACTAGTTAATATATGTATAGACACACTTAATACTTTATATATAGGGAAATGCTTAGTCTTGTGTTAGCTATATAAATATTCATATACAGCAAGTTACACATTTATGTATTCATGTGATAGGGTATAGATATGGTGGAAGTAGAACACCTTTCCACATTTCATCACACATTCTCACACATTTTGCAAAAATTAACTGCTTGATTATCAGTATCAAAGTGCCAATGCTCCACAGGCTGAAGACCAAGATATATATAACTTGTGAGTAGAATTATTCTTCCTACTACACAACTTAAATAGTATTAATTAGTAGGTAGTACACGCTACTGAGTGTATTTATAATAGTATTAAAGCTGACTAAGCTTAATTTCATTATACACCTACTACTATTTAGTTAATATATAGCTTGATAACAAGATTTATATTAAATAAATGGTTGATTGGAAGAGGGTAAAGAAAAAATAATAGTGACCTAAGTCACTATTATCTTCTAGTACTACATACTATCTAATGAGTCTGTAGTTTCATCTGCAGTTTCTTCTGCAAACTTAACCTCTACTGTTCTTTTCTTTGCAGAAACTGAACTTGTAAGCTTGTCTGCAAGACGGTCTGCAAACTTATCTGCTAATACTGCAGATGCTTCTGCAACAGCATTAAGTCTTGCAATGTCTTTATTGAATGAACCTGTATCCAATGTAAAGTTTCCATCTTTCTTCATCACCATGTTCATTTCATCTTCCATACCAATGTAATTAGTGATGAACTGTATTTCTCCATTTAATCCTATTGAAGGATACTGTTTGAAATTTGGTGAGTTTTTGTACTCCTCAATTTCTGCTACTGTTCCTACTACATTGTAAATGTGAAAAATGTTTCCTTTTTTGCTTCTTGGAGAAGCTGTGTAAATTGCTTTCATGTTACTTGTTTTTAATTATTAATAAAATTTATTTTATTATAAATTAAGGGTTGATAAGAAGGAGGGAAAAGAAAAAGAAAAAGTCATCAGACTTTTTCTATTACATTTTGCTACATAATAATACTGCTATGAGAACATCATTTGTTCAGTTAACTCAATAGCAGTATAATACTCTCACAAGGTTGCAATCCTTGATTTCCCTATTGGAAGATGAATAATACATCAATCTTCTGGTGTTAATACCTGCTTGGATGAGAGTATATATTTTAGTATAAGTTAAAGGTTGATTGAAAGGAGGGAAAAAAGAAAAGCAAAGCCAGCCTAAGCTGGTCTTGCTGAACTGATATAGATGGCTTCATAGCCAGCTTTATTAGTGTACAATCTGCCGTCAAGGTACATCAAGTCACCAGACTTGGTACCTGCAGGTAGATTGGATACAAATGTTCTGGGTAAGAACTTGTCACTATTGACAAGTTTGAGAACAAACATTTTATCAAATTTCTTTGAAGACAAAACTTTCACCAGAAAGATTTGTGTTTGAATAAATTTAGATTCCATAATAAATAATTTTATTATGTATGTAGGGTTGACCATTTTTTCACTAGAAAAAATGTTATAGTTATATTACATATGCAATATGTGGTTGAGCAAGCATGGGGGGTGGAGGCCTGAAGCGCGGGGCGGGGGGTTGCTCCACTAGGGGATCACCACATCTCACTACATATACAGGCCCCAAATACCGTAAGTATATATTAGTGAATCTCTCAGAGAGATATTACCATGGGGTAAGTTACCATGTGGTAACATAGTGGGGGGGTTATTACACATCATGAAAATTTTATAAAAAATTTTTTGAAATTATATGTGGGGTAAGAAATGTTGTATATATTTGCTCTGTCGTTTAGGTGCTGTTTCCGCAAATCCTAGTATGTTGTGTAGCCCTGGTGTAAAATCCCAGGGCTTTTTTACAGAACCGCTTTTTTAGCTCAGTTGGTTAGAGCACTAGACTGTTAATCTGGGGGTCCTAGGTTCGAGCCCTAGAAAAAGCGCAACTCCACCCTGTGGCTAGATGCCATAGGCCAATGTACCAGGTAAGCATACCGTAAGAACTGCTCACTAGATCTGGTCTTCTCTGCGCAGGAAAGTGAATGTGCACTAAGTCTGGTTGACGAACCCCGCTTAGTCAGTCATATAACTGTTTGCAACACCCAGGAAAGTTTCTCTGATCAAGAATTACTTCCTGGGTTTTTTTATTTAAAATAATTCATATATTTGTGGAACCAACAAACTAAGTATGAGTAAGAGTAAAAAAAAGGAACCAATTATCCTTGTAGAAATCAGTATTAATTTAGAAGATAAATTTGAGATCAGACTCCAGAAGGTTGATAAATCTACTATTCCAGTTATAGTAGGGTTATTAGAAAAGGTAAAGTTTGATTTACTTGCTAGAGACTATGATGAGGATGGTGCTATAGAAGAAGACTCACTTCCCGTAAATTTTATGAACAATAAATTTGACGCATAATGATTGAAAGATATATGACTAAGCCTGCATATGTTGATGTATTAAAATACATAGATGATGAAAGAGATTCTGTGTTTGAATTTACTGCTGGAAAAGCTGAGTTTATTATACCAGCAAACACAAAACAGTTAACATTATATGTGCATACTGATCTAGGCCCTAAGAAATGTAATCCTGATGATTATATTGTAAAGGATACTGAAGGTTACTTGAGTGTAATAACAGAAGAGCAATTAGAGAATAGTTTCTTAAAAGTAAAAAAAACAGAAAGTAAATTGATATGAGTAAAACAAGTAACAAATCAAGATTAGAAGCTTTGAAAGGATGGCTTCAATGGTTAATAATAACTAAAAACAAAAAGTAATGGCTGAGACAGTTGTAAAAATTCCAGAAGGAATCATTGAAGTAAATGAAGCTAAGGTGCTTTCATTTGGTGAACAGTTAGTAGGGATTGAGTTCAATCCATCTAATGATGCTGGTGTAGCTAAAGTAAAAGAATTATGTGCTGAGATAGCTAATATCTTAAAAGATTCCTATCAAGAAGGACCAGGAAACCCAGTTAAAAGTTTATTGTTTGACCACGCAGTTGGTGAATTAGTAAGTGCCCAGATGGCAGTAGTAAAAGTAATCACGTTTAAATAAAAAGAAAAGATGAGACTATTAGGAAAAAGAATCTTGATTAACGTACCAGTTATTGAGAAAGCAGTAATTGAGTTAAGCCCTATGCAAGAAGCAGAGCGCGAAAGAGAAGCAATCAAAAAATGGACACAGTTAGAAATTCACTCTGTAGGAGATGAAGTAGAAAAAGTAAAAGCTGGGGACAAAGTATATGTACAAACATTTGCTTTAGAAGGAGCTGAGAAAATTGATCTAGATGGTCAGATTAAATTGTTAGTAAAAGAGTTTGATATTGCAATAGTATACTAAGATGAATGAATTGCGTTACGAACATTATAATAAATCAATTATGAAAAGTTTGAGAAAAGATAATGTATCCACTACACAAGAACCTAAATGGCTTGATCCGCAGGAGTACAATAAAAACATATTGGACAACATGCCAAAATGGACCAACATTACCTCTCCTACCCCACAACCAGATCCATTAAGACCTGAGCATTACGGTGGAGCTGATAGTACGTATGAAGTATTTAAAGTATTAGAAGCTTGGAATCTTGATAAAGATTTCTATTTAGGTAATGTTATTAAGTATGTTGCGAGAGCTGGTAAAAAAAATTCTGCAAAAGAAAAAGAGGATTTACAAAAAGCTTTAGTATATTTACAGCGTAGAATTGATAGTTTATGATTATTGTTTGTTTACTTATTGGTGTAATTATTATATATATACTGTATGGATTACAAAATTCTTGGCGTATGCCTATATACAATAAAGTATATAACATGTGGCAAGAAGATACCGAGAAAGTAACTAAAGCTAACTTAGCAATAATTATAATGTGTTTTATATCATTTCTTCTAGGTGTTATTTCTAACATGATGATTAATTAAATTTTTTATTTATATAAAAGGGCCCTGGTTTTTACTAGGGCTTTTTTTTGTGAAAAATTTTTTGTATATTATTAATAGTATTTATAGTTAAAATAAAAAATCTATGAGTTTTAAAGGACAAATAAATTTTGGATATCCATTGACATCCAATAATATAATAACAACAATTCCTGATAATGCTGTGTTACCTTTATCAATAGGTAGCAGTTTACAAGGTAATGTATTAGGTATTACTGTTGCTAATCTCTTAGCTGCAGTACCAGGTCTCCCAAGCTTTATTGAATATAATGAAACTAATAAAACACTATGGAATAATGGATTTAGTAATAATCCAACAAATACAGCATACGGAGAAAATACACTTACTGTTAATGCTGTCAACAGCAATTCTACAGCAATAGGAAAGAATGCTTTAAGTATTTCACTGGGAAGTTTTAATACTGCACTAGGTTCTAATTCATTAGCTGCTAATACAAGTGGTAACTATAATACAGCCATTGGTGCGTATTCATTATCTCTTAATACCTTAGGTCAGCATAATACAGCAGTAGGTATAGATAGTTTAACTGTTAATAG